CTGGTTTAAATGGAGAAAATTTAACGGAACGGAGCTTTAAACTCCCTTCTGGGGGGACTGTTGGGGATAAATGATACGTGGTTTAAAGATCTTGGTTTATTCAAAGGTGATTTAGACACCATCAAAAAGAGTGGGATATTTCGAGTTCAAGAAGGTTCAATCAATATTCCTGTAGAAGGTAATTATTGGGGGATATTACTATCTTTTTACACAAATCTTGGTGGAGGTCAAAACTCATCAATACAAATAATACGATTTGTTGATAGCGGATATTACATCCGTAGTATGTGGTATGGGAATTGGTCTTCTTGGTCGAGAATCACAACAACGGTGGTCTGATTTCCTACTTCTGGGGGATTCTTGGGTATAAAAAACGGGTGGTCCGGTACAAGCCGATTCCACCCGATCCTGATATGCACAACGCCATGTGCAGTGCAAAGGTAATCCATGTTTCTAAGAAGCCAATACAAAAGTTCTAAAATCTCCCCACTCTCCGTTCAAACAACGTCTGAAACCAGCAACATCAGCTCCCAAGCGGAATGCCATTTGAATTACATATCCTTGTCCATCGTTAAAAACTATCATTATGGAATAATTGAGAACAACACTAATTCCATTATCTCCGATCACATGATACATTCCGCTTGCAGTTGCACTATTTACCTCTTCGTCTGTGGTCAATTTACGTTGTGGCATGAAAGGGTACAGATTCAAACTAGTGAAAAGTTCCCCCAGAGCGATTTTAAATCATTTTTAGTGTCATGATATAACTATCTCAGACAAGTAAGATGGGAGCGTGTTAAATGTGCCAGAATTCATATCAACAGCAGTCCCATCCTTTATTATGAATTCCGATGCCGTTCCGTCTTCTCCTATCAAGCCTAACCATAGCTCATGCTTCCCTGTATCGGGGTTATCCCCTGTAAATAGTTTTACCTTAGCATTTATACCATTAATTCTAGTCGCACTATAAGCTGTTCCTCTCCAATTAATAGCTATTAAAACTCCATCCGATGATGCCGGAGAAGCCCCATAGATGAATGCATTGTAATGATTGTACCATACACTACTTTCTGCTAATTTATAATATCCTTTACGGAATGATCTTCCCATTCTCCGATAGTTTGTAATACTCATCAATCCATTCTTCTCAGCAGTCGCGACCGGCAGAAGTCCCCCCAGATCGGTCACATGGTAAATTTCATGTCAAGAAAAAGTTTTCCAATTAGTAAATACATCACCAATAAATGATCTAAAAAACATAGTTTTTCCATCTGTCGCTACTTGAAAACCAACGGTTGTAGGAATACAAAAACCTACGATAATATAATCTTCAATATTACCATTAATATTACCGGAAAATCTAAATTTACCATCTTTGGCAATATCCGGATTATTAACCTCTCCTTGGTATTTATCGTACTTCATGGTCATCAGTTCCCCCAGAAGGGAGTTTAAAGCTCCGTTCCGTTAAATTTTCTCCATTTAAACCAGTAAGTAAATCATAATGCGTTGATTGGTATATCTACTAAATCAGATTCGGTCGGCTCTGAAGAAATTTGGGCAAATTCTGTCACTTCTCTACCAACACTGTTAAGTAGCCTCTGCAATGCTATCGGATCCCCAGTTGTGTTATAAATATAAATATTTTTAGTTGATTGACTATATTTAATCTTAACAGTACCTACACGAGATAAAGCTTTTGCAGAACTGCCACCTGTTATGTTTATATGAGCAATAATAAATGTATTAGCTGCATTCTCGTAAGTTGATATTGTACAAGTAAATGGTCTATATATACTTCCCAAACTAACCTTGACACCATATTGAAATGACAAAACCCCTCCAGCATAATAAGGTACCAATCCGTTTTTGCTAGCCGTAGCCGTACCAATCAGTCCCCCCAGAAGCGTGAATCAGCTATTCCTTTGTTAAAAAGAATACCATGATTGCCAACCTTGATTAGCCCAATTCTGCCTATATTTTGGTCTGTTTGAACCTTGCATATCATACACGATTTGTACAACTAAAACATTAGCTCTAAATATTATTAGTCCGCCATATTTATATGGAGAATCTTGACATCCATCTAAACCGTACATTCCTGGATTAGTATAATTGTCAATAGACATATTGGATGTTATTTTAGGTCTGTCTATAAAGCCTCCTTTCCAAGCAAGTCCGTTGCTTGTTTCGCTCACAACAGGTAGCAGTTCCCCCAGAAGCAATTTTATCCCAATAAAATCGATTTTATTGTTACATTAAATTGGGGATTTGAGCTTAATTCTAGTGTGCCATACCATCCTATTTTACCTTCCATACCATTCTTTAATAATACTGTTTGAATAGGACTTCCCTCCGTATTACCTCGACTTACCACCAGAAACACAATATGATTATCATTGGGATTTTCATAGTTATAACATATTACTAGACTTACTCCTTTTGGACATAATTCAGTTTTATTATTATACACTACGTTTTCATAGGATTTATAGGGTTTTAAAAATGTCGTGAAAGGCAGAAGTCCCCCCAGCTCTCGATTTTTAAGAAAATCATGTCAAAGATACGGTTTGCCAATTACTTCTAGAGCAAATTTAGTCTAGGTAGCTAAACTTAATTTTTTCCATCCACTATCACTCTTATCATACTTCACCCTAATAAATGTAGCCCCATTAACTGATATTAGTAAGTACATGACCCGTGATTCGTTTCCAACCGAAAATACAGATAAAATTCCATAGCCATTGATAGGATTGTTAGTAGACTCAGGTGTTATTCCATATATCCCTGAGACGACTAACGTTTCAACATCCCCTCTAAATATAGGAATTCTACTCCTAAACCATGATTCATTAACCCCTATCAGTTCCCCCAGGAGCAATTTTTTATGTATTGTTTTGTAATAAAGATAGAAATACTTAACTTTAAAATAAAAACTGCCATGTTAGAAAAAATTAGATATCGTTTGGTCTATAATCGACAAAAGAAACTTAATAAACAAGGAACTGCCTTAGTGCAGGTTGAAGCATATTTAAACCAACGTAAAGCCTATTTTAAAACAAATGTATATTTAAAACCAGAGCATTGGAGCAAACAAGGAGCACAAGTCGTAAACCATCCTCAAAGTAACGAACTCAATGCGATGTTATATGGTTACATATTAGATTTGCAGGCAATAGAACTGAATTGCTGGAAAAATGGTATTGATGCCACACTTTCAAAATTAAAAGAGTTTGTTAAAAAAGATGTATCACCTTCCATCTCGTTCTTGAAATTTGCGCAACATACCATAGAGAATTCAGATCGAAAAGCGCGTACAAAAGATAACATGCTGGTAACAGTGGCGACATTAAAGGAATTTCGTGGCATAATTGATTTTAAAGATCTTAATTATACTTTTCTTAAGGATTTTGATGTATTTTTACGAAATAAAGGATTGCAAGTCAACACGATAGGAAAGCACATGAGAGTACTTCGCACCCTTATCAATGAAGCAATAAACCAAGGGTATATTCCACAAGATGCCTATCCATTCCGCAAGTTTAAAATTAAGAAAGAACAGACAGAGCATCGTTTTCTACTGCCTAACGAACTTGAAAAGATGGAATCCTTGAAACTACCTGAAAAGAAGAATAACAGCCAACATGTTCTTGATGCTTTCCTGTTCTGTTGTTATACGGGACTCAGATTTTCCGATTTTAAACAGTTGAGCAATCGTAATTTAATCATTATAGACGGGAATAGTTGGTTGATATTGAACAGCCTTAAAACTGGGTCAAAACTTCAAATACCTTTGTATCTATTATTTCGCGGAAAGGCTCTAAGCATTATAAGCCATTATAACAGCATAGAAGAGTTATCTAAGATAGGATGTAATTCAGATACAAACAGAATATTACAAAAACTGGTTCAAATGGCTGGGATTAATAAAAAGATCACTTATCATACAGCCCGGCATACTTGTGCTACTCTGTTGGTACATCAAGGTGTTCCAATTACGACAGTACAACGAATTTTGGGACATACTTCTGTTAGAACGACTCAGATATATTCAGAAGTTTTTGCTGAAACGTTGATTAAAGACTTGACATTGGCTAATGAGAAGAGCAGCCTGAAGAACATGGAAATTGTAAAACGAAATCGAAAGAAAGCAAATAACAACACGGGAAAAGTTCCATTAGCGATAGAATAACATAAAGTTTATCTGTTTTATACTCGTACTTATGACCTTAGAAATTAACAAATATCATTTGTAAAAAAAGCGGTTTCAGTTACCTGATCCCGCCTTTATCCTGATATACACATCGCCATGTGTGGTGCAAAGATAATAAATGTTTATTAAAACTACATTTAAATCGGATTTAAAATCACATTTTGATTTGTGTTAATAAGTGTGATTCTGGAACAAAATGTTTTGTAAAAGCGGAACATTTTGTTTTGCGGCTTATATATTCTTATTGAAGTTATAAGTCGCCGATACGTTCAAATTAAAATCCTTAGTACGAATCAAATGATAATTCAAAGCCAATTCAACACCTTTGTTAGAAGTCTGACCAATATTTCGATACTGATAG